TCATTTGTTCTCCTTTAATAAACTGGTGGGGCAGGGCTTTTAAGTTTACCCTTATTCGCACTTCCGGTTACAACGAATAGAGATCATAACCATACCCCACCAGTACCGGCCATTGTTATAAGCGTGGTTTTTTGCAACCTTCGCATAATTCTTCTTCGTACCAATAGGTATCAGGCTTTGGGTCGCATTTACACAAATCTGCCTCAGTAGGCATAGCTGTGATCCGAAGCGCCCAATAATTCCCTTTCTGTATCCACTCTCCGATCTTGATAGATTTTCCATCGTCTGTTTCTACCTCTACAAAACAGGGTGCATCATGTCCGGGTGGCCCATCAAAAATAATATTTATAGGTTTTCCCATTTTATCCTCCCACCAGTAACGGCCATTGTTACAATTTAAAGCTGTTAATAAAACACAATCCAGCCGATTCTTCATCTGTGAAAACATCGTCCACCGATAAAGCCGCAGCCGTGGTTTTGCCAACGGTGCAATAAATCTCAACATTGGCGTGAGAATCAACGTGCCAAAGCACCTTGCCTATACCGCACAGCGAACCATCCGGTAATTCGATGGTTTCATGCAGTTTCGGCACTTCGCACCAACGCCGAATCGAATTTAATCTCTCGTTGACGTAGAACGTGATCTGAGTATCGCACGTTCCATTCGATTCAGCATAGGCATATTCGGTTTTGGTCGCTGTGGCACCGGCGCAATACAATTTGGCTTTGGCGTTGTTACCCATCAGCCAACGCACTTCGTCTACCACACATTGTGTGCCACCGGGAAACAATAAATGGTTGTTCAGCCCCGGAACTTCACCCCATAAACGGCTGGTGCGTAATTCGTTATCCACATAGAAATCAAGGTGAACACGGCAGCAAGTGCCACCTGAACACGATGGGCAATCCGCTGTTTTAGGTGATGGGCATGGAACCGTAGGCGGACATTTAGGGCATGGCCCACGACATTCGGTGCCGGGAGGACATTTTTCTGTTGTGCAAGGTGGCCGACATTCCGTACCCGGTGGGCAGCCTTCTTGGATACACGGCGGCCTACATTCCGTTCCGGGCGGACATTTTTTGCAGGGAGGGCAGCACGAATCACACGGATCGCACGGTTCACACTCTTTGCAACACGAATCACACGGATCGCAGGGCGGTGGTGGTGGACATGGTGGTGTGCCCGCATTAGCGTTGCAAACTAACAAACAAACAGCGATTGCCAAATAAAATACTTTTTTAAGTGTCATTTTTCCCTCCTTTTTTTATGACCCCGGACTCACAGTAGATTGAAAGGTACGGTGGGCACGGCTGTGGCTTCTCCCCTGCCCATGATAGGTTTAGCGTTGTAAGAATGAAGAGCATGCACAAACTAACCAACAAAACAATAAACGATTTTTGATCAAACATGTTATCCCCTAAGTTAATGTTAATAATGACCTACGAGAGAATTCCATTATTTGACCTCGTTGGCCTTGTACGTTTCGAGCCATGCCCAGACATTGATCACCATGCCAGCCGTGCGCTGGTCGATATACCCCATCACCCTCTCCAGCATATCTACCGCATAGTCAACGACCTCTTCGGGGTTCAGGTCACCCCAGTTTGATCGCAGGGGAAGAGCGGAAACGTACTTTATCAGCATCGTTTTCTTGTTGTATTTACAGTACCTCTCTTCGTTATGCTCTCCCAGCCTGTCGATAAACGCTTTCTCGTGTCTCAGAGTCCATAGGCTTCTCATTTATTACCCCTTTCGATTGATTGCATCATACCTGCAGTAGGGTTGATGCCGGTTACATGGTTTGATATTTTTTTTCCTTGGGCGAATCTTCGACTTTGCCAGCCCCGGATAGACGGGATAGATATGCTCATAACACATCACCACATCTGTCCGGGGGTTTTTGTCGGCTGCCCTGCATGACATGTCCGATTTCATCTAAAACGGGATGTCATCTTCGTAACTGGGCAAGGGTCTTACGGCATCCTGATGTTGGTATGATTGCGGCTCTGGCGGCCCATAACCTTCTGCGTCTCGCCGGGGAGAATCGCTCTTGTTGCCCAGCATCAGCATCTCGTGGAATACAACGTCACACACATAGAAAGTGTAGCCGTCTTTCTCGTAGCTGCGAGTTTTTTTCTTGCCCACGATCCGTACCTGCTTGCCTTTGTGCAGGTATTCCCCACAGATTTCGGCCAGCTTTCCGAAGCACTTGCAATTGTGCCATTCCGTTGATTCCCTCTTTTCCCCGGTGTTTTTATCCTTCCACGATTCGGACGTAGCCATCGAGAAGTTGCATACGGCTTTCCCATCAGGCAGGGAAGTCACTTCCGGGTCTTTCCCCAAATTCCCGATTAGCATAACTCTGTTAACTGATCCCATTACATTTTCTCCTTTTCAAAATGGCAGGTCATCTCTGCACGGTGGTGTGAGAGCGACCGGCACGGTAACGTAAGAGAGGCCGGATCTCCTGTGCCGGAATCCAGCCGGTAAATTATCCTCACAAGGTGGCGTGAGGACTTCACGGGTTTCGTTTTTATCCTCACACGGTGCATCATCGGACATTATCTTCCCCCCTTTCGGTAGCTATTCCAGATGAATTTGACCAATGCCCCGTTGTTATCACGGAGCCTGTCTACCACTTGCTCACCAATGAAAGTCTCCAAATCCTTTTCCGAATGATTTGTAATCAGGATCGTGGGCCTAACTGCGTTGTAGCGCTGGTTAAGGATCCTGAAGATAATTACCAATTCAGCAGATGTTCCGAACTGAACCCCCACTTCATCCAATATGAGCAAACCCGGATCACAGTAACGAGTCAGGATGCTGCTCTCCGTTTCCTCAGAGGCTGTACCAAACGTCCGTTTGTAATCCGATACCAAATCGTAGACTGAGGAATATTTTGCCGTGAAACCTCGTTTAATCGCCTCGATCAGTATCGCACAGGCCAGATGTGTTTTGCCGGTTCCGGGCTTGCCGCAGAAGATTAACGATGTTCCCCTGAGATAAATTTCATCCAGCTTGTCAACATATTGCTGGCAAACTTTCAGGGCAAGCTTTTGTTCCCGGTTGCCTGTCTCGTATTCATCCAGAGACGATCCGATAAATCTTTTCGGAATGCCAGCCCTTGAGAATCTCTTCATTAGATCCTCTTCCCTTTTTGCAGCCTGATCCGCTTCCTTCTTTTTCTCAGCCTCTTTCTCGCATTCCGGGCATTGCGTCCAGACCGTTCTGCCAAGCACGACCCCCATCTCTGTGGCTGTGTAATTACCGTGCCCTCGCTTCTTGCAGTCAATCAATTTTCTCCCCAGATTTTCTGGGTCGGCTTGCCGAAGAAGATTAACGTCATGCTTGGTTGGAGTCGTTGCCTTCATCGTCTTTTGCCCACTCTGGGAGTTCTGTTTCCCCGTAATCGGTGTCGGCAAAACTCTTTTTAAGCTCTTTAAGCTTGTCATGGTCAATGCCCCCTGATTCCTGTAGGTAACGATCAAATTTGCCGCTATACAGGGTTGTTGGCCTAAGATATCGTTTCATCTTCGGATCGCTTCCCCATTCCTGAACTTTCAGATCATGTACAGCGATAAAATTTTCAAGAGTGAATCCCTCGTTCCATCGTGCCTTGATCAGCTTTCGAGTATCGTTTGCATTAGGGTTAAAATTTTTACCCGTTTTTTCATTCAAATCAATCACGATTTGCTCATATGGAATTTCTGGAGATTTTTCAGCCGTCCCCGACAAGAAGGGGGTATCTTCTCTTCTCTTCTCTACTCTCCTCTTCTCTTCTCTTCTCTTCTCTGTGTCGACCCCCTTGCTCGCCACGTTGGCGAGCAGGGGTGCGGCAACGTTGGCGAGCAGGGGTGCGGCGGTCTCTTTTTCCAATGATATCCATCTTTTATCTTTTTCCACCTGAACGTCAATTGGGATCAAAAAACCGACCTCAGCCATCGTGTTCAGGTCGACCCTCGATTTTGCCCCGATTTTCCGGCCGACCCATGTCGGATCGTTGGGAATTTTACCGGCCAATCCACCAGCCAAAAGCCAGATTTTCATCAGGTGGGCCTGTTGGACTTCGGTCAACAAATCAAATTCATAATTCTGCAGAAGCGTCAGATGCAATTTGATCCATCGATACGGTCTGTCGTGTCTGATGATCTGGAACTTTTTCCAGTTTTTAATCTCAAAATATTCCATTATTCCCCCGTCATTGCCCTTGTTTTAAAAAAGCCTTCCAGTCCCGGCTGCTTGTTCAGCAAACGAGCATAGTACGGTCTGTGATTGTTGTTGATCCCAAATTTCCTGTCAGACGTCCTCTCATCGTATTTAACGACCAATTCACCTATCAGGAGATCAATCCTATAGGTTTTGTGTCCGACCGCTTTTAAATCCCAGCAGCGCTCTCTGAGCCGCCTGAACACGTTGGGGTTCTCAAAATGGAAGTTCGCAAACTTTTCTCGTGCCGTAGCGAGATAATTCATAATTATTTCTCCTCTATTTTTTCAGGCAGGTACGCTTTAAAAAAGTCCAGCAGGTCAATAATGCCACAAAACAGATCCATCTTCATGCCCGGATACCTGTACATTTTTAGCTTGTCGACATTGACGATAGACACCGTTTTGCCTTTGATCTTACATTGATAAGCTATGTACTCGAAGACATTGTGCTTGAAAATTTCGAGGTAAGCTTTCCATTGGTACGACTCCATGTAAGTATCAAGGTTGGGTGCCTTAAAGGTTGCCTTGTGGTCAATGATTTTAAAGCAATCAATGGCATCTACTTTGCCCACGAGAGTTACCAGCACATCTCCGATCTGATAATCTATGGTCGACTTGTCTTCCTTGAGCTTGGGCAAGGTAATATGAGCATCGGCCAAAACTTTGAAGTGATAGCCACCGTGATCGATCTCATCGATATCACCAGTTGAATTTTCCAGAACTTCATGCCAGAGAGTACCGACTCTCATTTTTTCATTTGGCTCTGCTTTATGCAGCAGCCGCTGACAAAGATCATCGGTACTCATATTCAACATGCGGTAATACCACACCATCTGATCGAGATCGCTGGCTGATATTCGGCACGTTTTCATTCGGCACTCCCCTCGTTGGATTTATCCTCTACGATTTCAACCTTGTCCTTGTAGCATCCGGCATTCTTGTCCCACTCGAATCCACTTTCTTTGACAGCGGATCCGAAGGCAGCCTTAATCATAACCTTCAAGTTCTCAGACAGGTTATCGGATGTTTGCATGTCTTTAACAAAAGACGTAAAGTCCATAGGAGTAACAAGACCGTCTATCACTTGCACCCAGCCCTCAAGCTGTGCCTGTTCCCCCCTCTGTACCTCTGTCATCTCGTTCAAGTGTTCCTTGATATCTCTGAACACCCCAGCAAGGAACGTGCCGGTAGAATTGATCTCAGGGACAGGCAGGGGAGCGAGGTTACCCGGATTTTTTCCGAAGGACACATCCGTAGGAGAGAAATTCAGGATTCTCTTGCCGCTCTTCAAAGAGAGTCTCCCCATTGCATCGGCGCTTTTGTAAATCTCATTTTTCGACCCACCAACGATGTCCAATCGCTCGATCAAATCGTCACCGTTTTTATCTTCAGTCGAATGAGCCAGCAGCAGAACGTCCTTGCCCAAAATGTTGAGAGCTTTGAGCCAGCCGGTGAACTGCGTCTTTAGCTGACCATAGCCACGGATAGTCAAGGATCCACCGCTACCCATTTTGTAATCGTTTTTGATGATGGATGCGGTCAGATAATCCAATGCCCGACCGGCAGTATCCACGACAATCGTTTCATACGGGTCAAGGTCATCGGGCGTAATGCTCTTGACCTCTTCCCATGTCTTGACCCGTACCACATCACTTCGCAGATTTGCACGGTATGCACCCCCGTCAAAATCCAACAGTAGCGGTTTCTCGCTGCTAAAGCCAAGAGTAGTTTTCCCCAGACCGGGAACGCTATAAAGTACCATCACCAATTGATCCACCGTCCAAACCTCAGTTTCTCGAAAAATCTTTAGAGCCATTGTTCCCCCTGTTTACATTTGCTGTTTTGGAGTGCTTCTCCAGTTGCCTTTTCGATCCGATCAATATCGTCCCAATAAGCGCCCTCCTTGTGGCAACGAGGCAGGGTTTCCTGTAGCAAGGCAAGTTTCTTGCCCCGGCGATACTCAGCTTCCCATTTTGGAAGGGCTACATTTTTCAGGTAGTCAACGGCCACACTCTTGTTCTTCTTCATTTGTTCTTTAAGAAACTCATCCATTGTAAGCTCCCCACAGATAGTGAATTCGCCTTAAAAATTTCATCCATGTTTTAGCCAGTAGTTCTGATTCTTTTCCAAAGTTCTTCTCGAAGGTTGCTTTGCCGTTATGGACTGCTTGCCCAAAATCCCCCAGCCTGTGGTGATAAGCACACAGCGGTATTACCAGCATATCATTTGCTCGTTGACTTCCCCCAATGTCAGCGAACCGTGGATGGTGTAATTCGGCCGGGGCATTACACCCATCGACAATACAGCCCATATCAGCAACCTCTTTTTTATATCGCTGTGTGTTCATCAGGCGTATCCGATTACTTTTTCAACGAGATCAGTTAAATCTTCTCTCTGCATGTTAACCATTACCTTCGATAGCACTTTGTCGATTATAGCGGAGTAGACCTTCTCAAATTTTTCCGGTGACATCGAGGCAAAAGATAAAGACTGCGCTTCGATGCGAGTAGATCCATCCAACCGTATAACTACATTGTAATATCCAGCCATAATGATCAGATCCTTTCGGAATCTATTAAAACTTTTCATAGGCTTTTTGTATTTATTGTTGATCTCTCCCGGTTCCCAATGATCGTAAGCCAATCTCAACAGCGAGAACAGCTTCCTGTGGAACTGGTAGTTTCGAGGTTTGGAAAACTTCCCCATGATAACTGATCCCATGGGCAACTTTTGAACCTCTTCAAGGGTTTCATCATCTGCCGGGATTAACCCAGCATTCGTTCTCATCAATGCCAACTCCATAGCCACCTTTCATCTAACTCCCCCGATTCAACTTGTGGATAATTCCAAATTAACCGAATCAATCAACAATCTCATAGCTTGCCAGCGTTTAGTCACAATCATAAGTCCGTGATTTGAGCCGGTTAATAACTTTGTCCGTCTTTCTATTGAATATTTACAGACTAATGTCAGCGATAACATAGAAAAACACCATAGGATTGAATTACAACAACTAAACAGCGAGAATTATCCACAAGTAGAATCTAATACAGTTCGTTGATCTTTTCCAGAACTTCGTTAGCCGTCTCGACTCGCTTCAGAAGCTCACCCCTTGTCGCTGTGTATCCGATGTCTTGCAAAGCGTCTGCTGCCGGTTCCCCAAAAGCGGCCAGCCCAAGTAGCGCCATTTCGATTTCCATCATTTGTTTTTCAGTAACATACATGATTTCTCTCCCTAATAAATAACGTAGGATTTCGGCTGCCCGGACGGTACACAGTCAAAATCCCAGTATGATTTCGTTACCAAGTTTTTCTTCGGAATCCGCACCCAAACCGCATCAGAGCGCCTTGGTACATTGATGTATACCCAGATATGGGTTCCCTTTAAACGACCCCGGCTGATCGGTGCTTGGCCGATTGTGGGCTTACGCATGCCCAGACGATTGCTAAAGATAGAGCCGTACATTTCGTTTCGGTTCATGGCAGGTCTATTGTACGCTAAATTGTTGTACATATTAACTCCCAAAAATTTTGTAGCCAACACAAACAAAAAAAGCGAATGCACCGATACAAGCCCCACACACAAGGCCGAACCAGATATCATCCGCTAATTTCAACGTCCTACGATGTTCAGCCAGATCACAGAAATTAATCCACACAGGCATCACCCCCCTTCGACCGGAAATGGGATTGAACATATTTACTATCCTTTTAATAACTTATCTAACCTATCGTGATCTTGGAGAGGGGATTGTCTCATATTTGGAAAGATTTGTCAAGCTTTTTTTCAGCCGTTCCATCTAAAGGCAAAAAAGGCGGCTGGATCATGTTGAGATTCGGCCGCCTTTAAGGGTTTGCGCTATGTTGCGCTATAATTTATTCGGATTGGTTCCAGCCCATGTATTGCCCCCTTGCAACATCTGTGCCAACATCATTCTTTTACCACAATTGCAAGCTCTTTCAATAACATACTCGATTTCTTCATCAAGTTTTTCGTTGATGGTGTCGATCTCTATAAAATCCTTGGGCGTGTACGCTGAGACCGTCCTAATAATTTTTGTCAGCTTGTCTTGTAAGCATTCCAGTTTGTAATCGATCTGTTCGTAATCGTTTGTTTCCTCGCCCGGATCACGGAGACAATATTCCCTGCCCAGATTTACAATCGGATCTTTTGGATCCACCCACAGATAAAGGTCTACTCCCATTGCTACCCCCTTTTTAACGTGCGATACTTTGCGTCCTGTTAGATAACTCCTTCCTCTGGCCGGTCGAATACCGACCGATCGATCCGCACTCCGCACACCTGAATGCATCATACTCAGACACCATTGTCCGGTACTTCCCTATGACATGGAGATCCTCGCCCTGACAAGCAGGGCAAACCGGCCCGTCAGCGTCAACGTACAATCCCATGTTGGGATGGGACTTGATCCACGGTCTCAATGTCACATACGTTTCTTCAGTAATGCCGACATCCCTGCGGCAATACTCATCCATTGTTTTTAATGCTCCACCATCCCCACGGAGACACCGCTTCCACAGATCGAACCCATCATTTTTCATTTTACGGCTGATACCCAGTAGCTGATTGACATAGTCCAGCTTGTTGCTGGAAAAAGCGAAGCTCCTCTTCGCAGCTTTGAGCGTATCGATTGTTTGGTACGGACTGGGCGGCAGTAGCCCATGAATGATGAAACGAGTGTTCATTTTTTTAACATCAAATTTATCGATGTTGTGGCCTATTAGAATATCAGCTTCATCAATGAGCATCCACAGTTCTCTCATTATCCGGCCGTCATCTTCTTCGAGTGCCTCATTCGGCGTTAATACGTTGGACATTATTCTACTATCGAATAGCCATTTGGCTGACCATGACAACGAGAACCAATCAGAGACAACTCCCTGCACCCCGGCATTGTCTTGCCAGATAGACCAGACGTAAGCGCTGATCGGTGCGGTCTCGATGTCATACACCAATACCTTCGGCCCTGCCAGCTTCTTGGGCTGGGATACTATGCCCTCACGCCGACTAAATATGTGTTCGACCTCTTCTTCAGATAACCTGATCCTTGCTCCATAAGTTTTCATACTCCCCCTGTTTTTTTAAGTAGCGTAGGCCCAAATGCTTGATACAATGCTTCCCCAAGAACGCTGATTTGAAGATGGTTCAGTTCAAGGCTAAAGATGCTGTTAATAGCCTCACACAGTTCATGTATCAAAGTAACCATCCAATCGGCTGCATCGAGATCCTGATCTATGTAGATTGAATTCTCATGTCCGAAGAACACACCCAGCGTTGACCGACCGTCATCTTCGCCGCCGAACTGAATAAACTGATCCATTATCTTTTTATTCTTGACATCTTTTATTTTTACCTTCTGCCCACCAACAGGCAGAAATTTGAAAGGACGCTTCATTTTATTCCCCCTCTGCTACACGGTCGTAGCGTATCATAAAATTCTGGTAGACTACATTCATTCGGTCTAAAATCGCACGTTCCTCTTCCCTGTCTTGCGTACCCTTCAGGCGCTTTCTCAGTACCCTCAGCATCTTCTCAGATTGTCTCAGGGATGAATCCAACCGCAAGATGTGTGCTTTCTCCCGGCGCATTTCAGGATACAATTTAAGCTGTTCTTTTGCAATATTGATTTCCTCTCTCGCCTTAAAATATTTTTTTCTATCCACATATTCAGACTTCTCCGCAGCCACCCTGCGAAGGAATGGGATGGTATGAACTTTAACCTCGTCTCTCTTAATACGTCCCGGCATCAATGTCAAGTCAGAAATGAACCGGAAAGCAGACCCACCAACTTGATCAATTACCATATCGAGGGTCTCAGGGCTGACATCAATTCCACCTCTCTCGATCTCATCACCCCCGGTCATGGAGTTCAAAGACGCAGCAACCCATTTTGATGGGGAGCTTGCTGACCGGAAAAACCTCTGCGAGTCTGGTTTTGGAACCTTTGCGAATATATTTCTCTCTGGCATTAATGAGCCGCCGAACCAATTTTTGTTTTCTCCTACCATAGCAAAAGGATCTGCTATTGTGGGTAGCAAGGTCTGAAGCACGGTGCCTGATTGTAATGGGTTAAATGCATTGCCCATTACGGACACCATTCTCGCAGCACCATTCAAAGGATCGTAGTTCTCTTTGAACACAGCCTTGGCCGCCTCGTCACCCATATTGAAGAAGACATTGAAACCCCAAGGCAATGGGATTTTGATCATCTTGTCTGAATCGGGAATGCGGATAACTATGTTGCGTTCCTTCAAATAATCCTCGATGTCATCATCATCTCCGTTTAATGCATTCCAAGCACCGACAGTAAAGCCCAACATAACGATTCCACCGGCAGCATGTCTGACCCGTTTGTTTTTCAGCGCCCGGAACATTCGGAAGCTGCCCTGTATGCCAGCATTGGCAAAGAGGTAGAGCGAATTGAGGACTTGTCCCTTTGCACCCTTCCTTGTAAAGTCGACTGTCAGGTCAGAAGCAATAACTGCAGCTTCTTTATCGCTTTTTCCAGCTTCAATCGCAAGTTTGAACGCAGCAAACCTCGCACCATTTTCAATCGATGTATTCATACTCTGCCAGAACTTGTTCCATTTTCTCAGAGTATTTCTTGCTGGCCGGTTACCGGCTGCATACTGGTATTCAGCCTCGATTTTCTTTGCAACCGATTCGGCTGTCTGGTGTACGTCCATCCAAGAAATCTTTCCACCAGCCTGACGGTAGCGGCGATAAAGGTCTTGCTCTGCTTGAGAGACATTACCTTTACCGGATTCTATCCCTGCAATGGTTCTGACTGACTGGCCGACCTTCTTCAGCATGGCTGTTGTATTCAAGCCTGAGTCTTTTATGTTGATACTGCCTGTTTGAATATCACGGAAAAAGTTCGATAGAATAAACTCAGGTGCGTACATAGTATTGATTGCAGACAAATAGCGGTTGACCTTGGATAATGCATTGATCAAAGGCCCAGACTGCACACCTTCTCCCCTGAGAGTTTCTATCATTCTCAAAGCGGTCTTGTTATTTCGATCGACTTGGATAACGAAGTTCTCTCCATTAACCCTTACATTCATTTCGTTTAGTCCTACCTTCATGGTGGGATAGTGCCGCAGGTTGCCCATGCTATCGAAGTACGGAGCTTTTTTGCTTTTGGTTACTTTCCAGAAACCCGGCTTTGGATTCTCCCTGACCATGCCCAGCAGCATTTCAGCAGATCGGGCTTTCTCAGAACGGATGATTGCCATCTCATAATTTTTTATTGTATTGGCTAAGATGTCCGTAACTTTCCGCAGAGATCCACCACGAGCCTTGACAGGCTTGCCCGGAGCAGAGAGGCCTCTGCCAGCGCTGGAAATAGGTTCCCCCTCGAATCCTTCTCTATAAAGAGGAACGTAATTTTTATACTTGCCTGAATACGCCTTGAACTCTTCCTCGTTGATCTGACCACTCATAAAAAGCAGTCCCAACTTCCGATCGTTAATGTCACTTATCTTGCCGACTAAGTCGTATATCTGGGCTTTTTTGGCATTACCTTGCCATTTATTAATTATCTGCTTGGCTTCCTTATCGGTCATACCAGCCGCTTCATCCCTGAAGACCGTCCAGTAATCTCGCAGTTCGGGAACGAGATCCCCATGTTTAACAAGGAAGTTTTCCAGCACCCTGAGATTCCCGGCTGGGCCTGTCCCCATCCTATCGACATTCTCAAGTTCATCACGCAGCCCATTTTTCATTGCCGGTGTAACACCAACCGTCTTGGGCATGTCGATAATATCATTAACCTGTTCCAGAGCAGCGGCCTCACGCAATGCTTTATTGGCTTCTTCAGCATGGAGTGCATGGGCAAGCTCCTCGATCTCTGATAGCTTCAGCTTGGCCTTGGCAGCACCCTCGATTATAGGGGTAACCATCTCGTCATAGAACTTCTCTGTTCGATATGCCGTAACCTTTGGCCGCTGAGTCTCTTGCATGAAGACATTGAGTCTTTCCTTGACCCCACCGATAAAGTCTTGGATCTCTTTGATGGCAAGGTTTTTGTCCACCCAGTCATGCATCTTCTGTTTGAAGAATTCAGATTCAGAGATAGGGTTGGTAATTTTTGTGGTCAGCCCTCTCACAGCAGCAGACGCTTGAGCAGTAGCATACTGAGGCATACCCTCTGACTTGGCCTTGTCACGCATTGTCTTGTTGATAGAGATAGCCCAGACATCTTCCGGTGCATACTTTTTCCCTTTAGTCTTTGCCATTTTAATTTCATTTACGGTATTTCTAAGCAGCTCACCCACGAGAGTTTTTGCCGTTATCATTGCAACTAACTCCCCTTCAGACACAGTCCAGTCTACATCTGTCCTTTCACCAATTCTGTCGACCATTTCTTGAGCCTCTGCAATGGTCTTATTAAAACCATGAGGAACTATAGCCAGCCCACTTGGCTGATGAGTAATAGTAAGAGATACTGCTCCGTCCTGAATGAGTGGATCCTTAAATCGAGTGACAACAATACCGGGGAGACTTGTTGAATACGCCGGAATTGTTACCATTCTGGGTGCCCCGTCATCATCCAAAATTGCTATCGTCACTTCGGTATCACGCTTGTATTTTTTCTTATTTACTGGTGGCCTCTCGTTAAGTGTTACAACTTCTATTTCTGCCTTGCCCCATGCCTTCTTGCCGAAGAAGCTCTTCATCATTTTAGGCAGCATCCGATCATAGAAGCCGATCATTCCCAAGCCTTTGACCTTCAGATCGAGGTTGTCCAATGAACCCATGTCAGGGCCACCTTCCGGTTGTGAGCCTACCCCAGCAAGAATCTTTTCAGTAAGTTCCTTTCCGACATGCGCTTCAAGATCATCTTCGGTTAGATTATCTTTTTCTACGATTTGCCTATCGTGTTTTGAACCAACAATAGTATATCTGTAATGTTCTCCCCGACCCTTGCTTGTAGTCTTGGTTCTTTCCCAGTATAATTGATCGATGTGCTTATCTAAGCCCCATCGTTCATTCTGGATTTTAGCCGAACTCCATGCCAATTTGTCATATCCATTCTCTGCTGCCCACCGCACCATGCGTTTCATTGCCAGTAACGGCCACTCTTTTTTGTGGGGGGCATTGGGTACAGATTCTCTTTCAGAAAGATGGTCTTGATGATTGCGTACCATGTTGGGTACGACAGTATATTTCCCGGCATCAATGGGATCTTTACCCCCAGCTCGTAACTGTAGGTTCGCAGACTCGATAGCTTTTTCCTCAGTCTTTCCAATGCCGGAAAGCTCAATTCCACCGGGAAGCATTGTGGTGGCCTTAAAGCCTTTCTGCATCGGCACTCCTTTATATCCCTTCTTTCTGCCCCTCTGATGCAGATCGCTTTGAATCTCATCGATATAAAGAACTCTGCTTCCATCCAGTAGCTGTCGTTCATCGAATCTAACGAAGACAACAATGTTGGTTTCGTTATAATGGACTGGCTCAACAAATCCTAACTCCCACTTTTCAGTCAAAGCAGGTATCCGAAACACCATCTCACGATACCCCTTGCTTTTACCTTCGAGCCTTCTCGATGTCATGTTGTGCTTGACTCTCGTGTCTTTTACTTCTTCTGGTACGGGTCGCACAAAGGGTTCTCCTGTTAATTCCTGTGATTCAACCTTGGCTATCTCTGCTGAGTCATACTCTTCCACTACAGTACCATTATGGAACAGTTCCACGGGTTGTCTACCGTTTGGAAACATCTCACCGGATGGTTTTATTTCCCATGTTCCTGACGGCAGCCAAGCATGATAGACTGCCCCTTTGCTAAGTATTTTCTGTGTTTCCTGAAGAATTGTCCGCCATGAAGGTTGAGCGAACTCACCGAACTCACGCTCGATCTTATCACGACCTCTCTTCTCGCCCAGCTTTTGAGCAAATCTTAGCTGCTCAACATCTTTTTCTGTAAAGTGCTTGGAAGGATTATCTGCTATTAGCTGATCGGGATCGGAATCAGCAAACCAAGATAGAGCAGGTAGATCCCTTTGCCAATCGATCACACCCTCTGCTTCAGTATCACCCCACGTCATGGGCCTACCCATCACTTCTACTGTATCGTGCCATATAATATCATATTCACTATCTTCTCCTTCATCCAATGTTTCTCCAGCCTTCGCCTTCGGATGACCAGAAGGATATTTAATGATCTCTTCAACGAACATTATATTGTCAGACAGATATTCAAGGATTTCTTTCTTGGTTATTTTGTCGGTTGGCAATTGTTGAAAATCAACATAAGCACTATCAGGCCTTGGTGCATCCTTCTCACCCTTGCGTTCAGCAGAGACTTCCGCTGCAAAATGCATGGCTGCCTCTAATGTTTGAAAAGAAGGAGTTTTGTTTTCTTGCATCCCAAACTCCTCATCAAACATATAATACCTTTTTCCACCAGTCAGATCATCGCTTGAACCATCTAACTGCACAATCCATTGATTGCCAGCTTTTGTTGATCGCCATTTTTTAACTCTTGCTTTTTCTTCCAGTTCATCCCTTAGCCCAGACCAGTCAAGTTCCTCTCTTTTGAAATGACCTTTATATTTGCCAGCCTTTTTCCGGGCTTTCTTTAACTCAGCTTTAGTAAAGGCGTTGGGATGAGACTGATGGATTTTGTCCAACCTGCTGATCTCGTCCGTGATTTCAACCGGGGGAGTGGCGAACTTGTCAATCACTTGCAGCATCGCTTGAGGCGTACTTTTCCCCGGCAGCCCTTTGTCACCACCAAGAAACTGCTCCATCTGAGAGTACCAAGCCTCTGCCAATTTAGAGTATTGAATTTCATGGGACAGCTTGTCGGTAGCTTTGCGCTCGAAGATTTTCCCAGACTCCATCTGTCGCAGAACATTCTCAGGCGTAGCTTTGCCAAAAGCGTTCAGCATGGTATCGATAAAGTCCTTAATACTTTTCAGCACACGTTCTGCCATGGACTTAGGTTCGAGCCTCTCCATGTCCCTCTTAGCCATCTCACGCTCTACCCACTTGGCTCGTTCTTCCTCTGTCCTATCCTTGCCTTGCTTGTCAAGCTCCCGGTTAATAGCGGCGATCTCAGCACGGTTCAGCATACCTGACCGTTCAAGAAAATGCATCAACTCATGGTCGATCGTATAAACCCCGGCATAGCGAGAGAGCTTCAAAGACTCTTTCTCGTGCCAGTATTCACCAGCAATCGCTTCGCCAGTTTCCATACTTGCTTCACCATAGCCAGCTTCAAAGGCAGCCTTGTCCTTGGTAATGTGGTTTACCTGATAGATCGTAAAACCCCTACCATTAGGAAAGGTGACTCGCAGGTTGTTGTCTGGAGTCTTATGGATTTTGGCACTCTTTAGGCGATCATGTTTCAGCAAGTCTGCGGTCTTCAAGCTGCGGATCACCTCTTGCGAAGCGAGACCGTACTGAGGCTGTATTGGTGTAGCAACGACATCCCTGCCGCTTGCTTCCATTTTCCACACCCTGCTAATTTGGGAAGAGGGGATTGCGTCTTCTGCCTCATAATATCCCTGACGATTCCTTTTTAAATTCTCACCCTTTTCTACTTCTACGAGATATGTGGGCTTCCCTGTTTCCCGTGGATCATCCCTGCCATAATTGACATAACTTTCAGCAGTCTGAAAATCCTCTCCAAAACTTGTTCCTTCTTTTCCGAAAGAAAAGTCCTTGCGAGATTCAACCCCCTTGTTTTTTCCCACAGTATTTTTAAATTCAGCCTCAGTCATCCCCCTGTAAACAAAATTTTCCCTTGTTACAGCGATTGTTTCATCAACCTGTCTGAAAGACTTGTCGCTTACACCCTCAGTACGGACAACCCAACCTTCTTTATCCCAAGGGTTGGCAAGGCTGTATTGAATTGCTCCGGGCCGGTAGTTACGCCGCAGTAACATGGAGAAGTCCTTGATATTCTCGCCCATATTGGAAAGCTCATCAAGCTCTGTATCACTTATGTCCATATGCTCAGACATCGTGCCATAAACGTGTTCTTCATTTAGGGCAAACGTAATAGCAGACAGCTTCTCTGCCGGTGTCACAGCCTCGTCCAACTTTTTGCGCTGTGCTTCTATACGATCTTCGGTCTGTTTTAATACTGATCCCCAATTTGCTCTCCATGCCTCATATCCGCTAAGTTGCAATTCTTCAAGAATGGTATCTCCGATAGGAGAGTCCCATCCTTGTTGATCCAATATTTCGCCCAACTCTGCACCGCTTTCCCCACCATATATCATTTTATCAGCATATTGATAATCTTCAACCCTACGATCGTGCAGCATCTCATCGAGATTGTAGTCCTCGATCTCTCCATCTTCAAGCTGCTGTTTCAACTCATCAATGTCTTCCCCGTACTCTTCATCAAGTTCTTTGAGTACACCTTCTACGGTTCGTGGCATCTCTGGCATCCCATGTTCTGCCTCAACTGCTTGAAGGATTTCATGTTCCACATCGAACGACCAGCTTCCGGTATCCATCTTGCCGACTACGCCATTTGTAAATGCTTCACTTGGTTTATTGTATATACCCTGCTCTCCATCGATATCGAACATCTGGTTTGCCCAACCTTCGCCACCCCTGTGTCTCTCAAGCCAATGGTCATAAATTCCATTAATCAATTCAATGGAGTTATCTGCGACACCGTGGAACTCCTCTTCAGTTTCATCCCTGTAGTATTCAACGAAGTCATCTTTTGGAGTTGCAAGGTCATATGCTCTCAGCTTCAACTCTAATGCTTGAGCATATTTTATTGCTTCTACAAGATCAGTTCCAGAGTAGAGATCAAACGGCTCTTCCAATTCGGCCAGATCAGGCGGCAGAATGACAGGGTCTTCCTTTACCTGTGTAATCGAATACTGCGGCATCCCATTGACTTCCCATGTTGCCATGGAGTTATCTTTGATAGGATTAGTGGCCGTGATGGTTTTGTTAGCGACTTTCACAGTCTTGAAGTATTCCTTGACCTCATCGATGTACCACTTGGTAGGCTGATGATTCTGCCATACCATGTCTTTCCCGTCCTTAACCTTGGTTACCCTGCCATTACCATCGGCATCTCCCTCATGGATCTGGAAGTAAGCAACACCATCAGCCTTGATTGCCTTGGCAGCTTGACGCACGACATTGACTCGATGTGCCTTTTCTGAAATAACATTCAAAACATTGGCTGCAGTCGCAGTATCAACCGGCCCCATGGAAAGCTGCCGGATAATTTCGTAATTAAATTCTTCGGATCGATTGAAGGGGTCGTAGACAAGGTTCGTAACACCCTTGCCCTTGAGATAATCGGTAGCCTTGTCATACTTGCCCCCACCAATATCGATATTCGTACTGCCCAGCTTCCAGTCAACCCTTTTAAATGAAGCAGGGATCTGGTTCCTTGAGGATTCGGCCGACTTGATTTTTTGTTCTGTGATCTTTGCATTTAACTTTTGCTGTGCCTGTTCTTCCTTGCTTAATATCTTCCAGTCCTTTACATAGACAGGATCTTGGATAGGCCCACCTTTCAGCATGAAGTTACCAGTCTTGGCTTTCGCACCGATCGCTCTAAGCTTTTCAATATACAGTTCAGCCTTCTCAACCGTATCAATGGTAACGGTATCATCATTAATTATCTCGTCTGAGTATACAAGGTCAGTCGATTCCAACTCGTCAGGGATAACAGATGAAAGCTTGATAGATTTTTTCTCACCCGGAAAGGGAGTTTTCTTCCCACCCTTCAACCATTTTTTGTAATCCTTTTTGGCAATAGCACTAATCTTTCTGGAAACAGACTTTCTAACAGCATTCGGGTGATCCTTCTTATACCTTTTCCATGCAGCAGCCTTGAAACCTTTCAGATAAGTGTCAACTCGCAACTGCATATTTTTGATAGACTTGTACACTAATTGATCGAAAGTAGTAAAGTATCCACGAGCCTTGCCAAGGGTAGCTCCCTCGTAGTCGAACATTCTTCTCTTCTTATCCTTGCGTAAAGACTTCATCCCCTTTGCTTTTTCATACTCAGCTTTACTCATAAGATCCACGGGTTTACGATCAATAAACTCCGTAAAGTAGTAAAGCTTTGGAGCTTTCATATCACTTGCTTTCCAGATTTTTCCATCGATATCGTAGCCCAAATCAGCGACAGCCATGAAGCAGCCAGACTCAGAAAAAGCACATTCTATGCATGATCCGTAAAGGCTGCGCTCATCCGCATCACACGGACAGGAACCTTGAGATAGACCAAAATTATGATTCGCTAATTGTTTATGAATTTTATGAGATGCAGATAACACTAACCCCAGCGATTTATCTTTGTACAGCTTGTCCATTGCTTTGTATTCAGATGCATCGGTATGTAGGAAAGCATTGATGATGCCACGCTTCTTCAAGTTCTCTGTCAAGAACTTGTGACCGTAGGTCTCGTATAGCTGTGCATCGATCGAACCCATCTTAACGAATGGAGATTTAGGCTGAGACTTCAGCTTCTCAAGATTGTCATGGTGCCGACTGAAGACATGGATCGGCCGGTCGATCAGGGTAGCCAAGTGGTTGAACGCTGTGACCTGCTCTTTAAAAGTAAGGTCTCCAGATCCCAGCATCCTGACCATAGGCATCTCGATCTTTGACTTGATGTTCACTTCCTCAGAAACCCTCTCAGCCCAACCCGTTGGGTTAGTCAATATCCGAATGGTATCCTTCCATGCCTTTTGAATAGCACTCCATCTGAACATGGCTCTGGCTGCGTAGCAATGCTTGCATGGGCTGGTAGGTTGACAAGTCGCTAAGATGAAATTAGATGAAGTCCCGGTCTTGGAATTTGTGGAAAGATAATCAGTATCGTTGCGAAGGTTTTTCAGTTCCCGAATAAACCGTGCCCGTTCATTACCCTTGAGTTCACGTTTGTCGGCCAATTGTATTGGAGAGATTTTCTCGTCCATCAATTCAGCAAGTCGACCAGACTGTAAGGCCTCATCGACATCCTTGCCCAGATCATGTGCGGTGATGGATCTAACAATCCTTCGATCGCCCCTGAACTTAACACCCTTCTTTTTCAGGCTTTCTCTTTCGCTTGCCTTTGCTACCGCTTTCCCCGGTAAACTGATAGCTCGTTTGGAACTGCCTATCATTAATTCCATCCAATTCAGTTCATTCGCTATCCGGTTGTTAACGGTACCGAACTCGACATTATCGTAATCGTATTCCCACTTCTTGTCATCATGCTCCAGAGCATAAGCAGCAGGGCCGATATCAGATAATAGGGCAGAGTGTCTCTTGAAGACTTCCCCGGAATGGATCCGGTCAAAGACCGCACCGGGAGACCCCGGATACATAGCCTTGCGAATGGTGGAAAAGAAGTCAAATATTTTTTGGAAGATAGGATTTCGAGCCAGCCTCTTCACCTTCCATTTGGCATAAGCCTTAGCAGCCACTTCCTCTGTGCCATACTTCTTGATCAGCGCAGCCTTATCGGCTCTATCTAAAGCCATTGCCCAAGCTGCATGGAATGATTCATGGAATACAGTATCAGTTCCGGCTGTAGAGGTTAGCCACATCGTCCGATATCGATCGATCCATGCCCCACGGACAGCCCTCTTATTACCCTCAGAGTCCGTTACCTGTATGTTTCCTTCCCAGACGTTGATGGTTGTTCCATTCGGCAGCCTGACAACCATTGACCCATCTGATCGTTGTGTAACATTCGACCCCGGAAACGCTTGCTGAACGGTCTTTCTCGTATAGGGCTGGTCAGGGGTACCCTCTATTTGAAGCTTCGGCTTTCCAATGAGCTTGGCAATTATCTTGTCTTTCGGAGTGTCCTTTTTAGGAGATAGCTTCTCTGAACTTTCCTGAAAACCCTTGATTTCTTGATCAAGAAATTTGCCCAGTTTTACCTTTGTTTCTCCCGTGACCTCTTCTTCAGCAGAGAAACCTTCCCCCATAAATTTCTTGGCGTTGGTAAGGCATTCAGCTTTTTCCTTACCAGTTAAAACACCTATACATTTAACAAGCGTTGGCATCAGAGTCTCCATCAATTAAATAGCTAAGTTTTCTCACCTTCTCATAGTACCGTCCCTCAGTTGCCGCACAGAATCGCTGGAGATCATCTGGCTGTACCTGATTAAGCTCAAGGCCAAAAGACAGACCAACAGAACGATACCACTTTGCCACAAAATTAGAACACACGCTTTCCTTCCCATACTTCCCAAGCCGCCGGAAGATGTACGGATTGAAAGGAATTAGGGCATCCATAAACTGGGCTGTAAGGTCAAACCATCCGTATCCTACACCGATATCCTTGTAAGCCTCGAATGCGATCTTGACCCTGTCCCGGTCTGAGATGTTTAATGGTCTCCAGATTTCAATCTTTACTGACCGACCGGAGTAGTAGTCCCAAATAGAATGGCTTACTACTCCGTTCCACAGCGCTTCGATAGATCGTCCCCATCTTAGCGAATTCTGGAAAACAAATATTCCCGTATGGTTGTATTTGCCCCGGCTCAGAAATTGAATAGTCTTCCCCAGTAATGAGGAAGACTGACAGAAGAATATATCTCCCGGCTTAACTATCATTGGATAAATCTCAGATTCATCGGAGCAGCCGGATCAAGATATGTTATAAAGCCGAAGACGATCCCATCTGCACAGGCAGCAGGGTCGCTCGACCATGCGATAGCAGATTCTATCTCCATCTCTTCCTCGCCTTCGGGTTCCCTAACAGCCTGAACTCCAACCCGATAGCGGCCTTCACCTGAAAAAGTAAAGTAGTATTGTAGGTCTACAACCTCTGGACTCGCAACGACAATTTCGCCAGCTTCAGCCCTGCGGATATAGGTTCGATAAAAAACAACGTCCAATTCAGGAATATGAGTTCCATCCGAAAGGGTAGTGACCTCATCCCATCCTACCAAAGCAGAGGTAGGTGGATGCCACTCGTCCTGAGCGAAACCATTCGGTACGACAAAAAACAAAGCTGCAATCAGTAGCACAAATATTTTTAGGTATTTCATTTTGTTCTCCTTTTAGAAATGCAGGGGCACCTGTCCCAGCCAACAGGGGGGGGAAGGGTGAGACAGGTTATCCCCTGCAGATTAGTATCTCCAACCATAACCAGAGGAATGCTTCAGCTTTTTCTTCTCTGCTTCAATCCTCTCTATGGAAACTTCAGAAGGATCAGACACGGAAGAGATGATTTTCATCAACAGTTCAACCCCACCTTCCACCGATATGATTTTCTTAAACTGCCCCAGCGAAGCCGCTGGCAGCATGGTCATCAATGTCTTGATAAGATATTCAAGCGACACGTTACTCTCCTATTATTTTTATTAGCTGATCTCTTTGCTCTCCAGACATTTCCCTGTAAAGCTCCATAAGTGCCCCTACGTCTTCATCGAGCGGAGCCGTAGAATATGCGGCGTACTTATGTATTAAGACTTCTATTTTCTCTGAAGCTTTTTTGAGATCAGACAATGCGACTTCCAAAGACCCTGTCCCAAGCATACCATTGGTAACACGGTATTGCTCAAGGGCATAGATCGCAATTGCCTCTGCCTCACGTTGCTCATCGAGGGCTTCCCTGATCTCCCGGCTGGCAACTGGGCCGAATTCTTCTCCCCGTGAGAGAGCCGATCCAAGCTCGTTTGTAACCCGATTCAAAGAACCGGCATACTCAAGCTGATTCATTACGGCTCCCTGATAGGGGAGACCACATCCGGCCAAGCCTATGATCACCAAAAGAATTATGAGAGACTTCCTCATTATTCTACAACCTCAACGGGTTCGACAGGTTCAACTTCACCCGTTGTGATATTGGAATCATTATGGCTATCATTCCGATTGCCAGAATCATCAGGACTCCGGTTACGATCTGTATTCCCTGACTCGTGGAGACCATTGTCATCACCCAGCCATGGGCCGTTACGCTGTGCATCTCGCCCAGCACCCACATTAGTCGGTGCGTAGAAGTTATCACCACCGACCTCATTGAAGGAGTTGGTGTATGCGTCACTCCCGGTAGTAGCAACGCTACCAAGGAAGTCAAAGGCATAGTAAGATGCGAAACCGTAGAACCCGTATTTAGCTACGTTGGACGCAAACGTCCAGCCGGGATGAGGATTCTTCTGTGAGATTACAATGCGATCCCGTGGATCGTAATAGGCCAGCTTCTTAAAATTACAGCCCCCATCAGGGCATGCAATCTCGAAGGTTGGCGGCGATTCTTTCATAGCGACCGTCTTTGCGTTAAGGTATGCATCGTAATCCGGGTTAACGGATTTACCAGCGCACCCTACCATAAAGAACATGCCGATAATGACAAGCAAACAAATAAAACGCTTCATTATCCAGCCCCCTTTACGAATGCCTTGTAAGCAACCTTTGCCGGTACGAGTGCAGCAGCAAACGTAGACAGGAAGGTCTTCAAGGTAAAGTTAATTTCAGTAATCTGCCCCGTGACAAACATTGTCCCAAGAGCAACTACGGTCAGGGAAAAAAGGAATAGTGTCTGTGCCTTATGCCCTTCCAAACCGAAATGTTCCTTGATGGCGTTGATTGCCTTAACCCCGAACTGCGGTACGGCAAACAGGACTGCCACCACAAGCATGTTCATCAGTTCCCCTGATGTGTACCCATCAAAAAATGTTAACAATGTTTCCATGATCTTTCTCCTCTCTGTTACAATTAGTCGTTATGCATCCCCATGGATATCCCACCCCTTATCAAGTCTGTGCTAATGTTTGGGCACGATTTATAAAGATTAAAATCGTGATGCCCATACACATCATCCTTTGTAAGGTCATATGTAAAAAGAAGCGAAGCCAACAAATTGGGCAACGATTCATATAGTTGCTTGCCGGTAAAGAAGTGAGTCCCGATTACACAGATCCCGATTGAGTCACGGTTCTGTCCTTTACTGTGAGCGCCTTGAATGTCAACCGGCCGACCTGTTTCGATCACTCCATCATCCCCTATGGTATACGGGATGTGCTTGTCCCTCTTGCCATTAAGGATAACATAGTGGTACCCGATTTGTGACCATCCACGTTGACGATGCCACATGTCGATATCGGATGCATCCCCAAACGAAGAGGCCGAACAATGTACAATGATCCTATTGATTTTTCTCATTATGCCCCACTTTGTAGAAACCAAATTATGACTGCGATCCCTACCGGCACCATGCCACCCAGAACTCCCCAGCCACCTTGCTTAACAGAAGAGATGGCACTCTTAATTTCCAACCTCTTCATATCTGCCTTGATTTGTTGCAAACAAGTATTCAAATTGGTTATTTCTTTTATATTGTTGTGAGAATACGAAACGAAGTCGGCTTGAAGAACAGCCAAGCCACTCTTAATTTCATCGAGTTTGTCCTCTATTTTTTCAAAACGAATGTCTTGTTTATCCATTCTTGTCTCATGTGACCTATGGAAAACGCACTCGTTAGGACTATCTGTGTAATCACTCATGTGGAAAATCCTCAGACGGTGGAACAGCAACGCAAAGCATATGTGTATCTTCTAAACACGTTACTTGATGTGGTGTGTTTGGAGCCATATGCAACACTCCTATATCTTTCAATTCGTAGGGCTTCCCTTCAATATCAATTTTAATATGACCCCCGGTCAGAACAAATATTTCTGCCTCGTTATGCTCATGCTCTGGGAACGAGCTTCCTTTCTCCCCGTAGAATTTAGCCACGCTGGCACGTTTACTTTCGTAAAGGAACCTTGATACGGCAGCTCTCCCACCAGCATCGAGGGTCTGAAACCCCGGATTATCACTCGTGACAATTTCTCTATAGTTCGCCACTTTACGAGTAATGGCTTTCATTCTTTTCACATATGGGCTGTCTACAACTAAGATAGTTTTCATCATAACTCCAGACATGTTTTGATTTGATAGTACTTTTCAATACGATCATCCAAATCCTGTTTGGAGTCTTCTTCTGGGGAAAGGTACTCTTCCTGTGCGAACTCGTAGGCTCGTGACCATGCCTGTTCTGATTCGGTTTTGTTCTCACCTATGCGCTTTTGGAAAGCCTCGTGCCCACTAAGAGAGACCATCGCAACCTCGTCCTTATAGTACAGGGTGCGAAGCTCGTCAGGATCTTGCTTGATATGTGGATGATTTTGGTACTCCTTTGCCAGTTCCCTTGAGGACATCGTAGACACACTCTTCATGTCCTTGTTTTCCATTGCCTCATAGTCTAAGCCGACTTCTTTTTTACGAGACAAAATGTCCTTATTGTTCTCTCTCCATTGATCATCTTTAGCTTTTTGTGCCGCAGCTTTTTTAGCTTCTTTGGCTGTGGGCTGCGCTTCCCAATTAGGCACCTTGCTCTCAGGAAGCTCACGACCCGTAATGTCAACCCACGGATCATCCTTGGAAACGATGTCATTGGGAGACACGACCTTGCCATTATCCAAAGAGACCTCTTCTTGAGAGGCTAACGCTTCAGCGCCACTCTCGACAACGAACTTCCCGGTAGACTCATCATACCAGCCCTTGTAATCGGTATCACCAACCTTGGCGTATGTGGCTGCCATTCCCCTGCGTCCACCTGCTTTAGTGGGCAGAGATACGGTTGCTTTTTTCTCAGCAGCTTTTTTCTCATCCTGTTTCCCGGCAACATATTGGGAGAAACCTTCATCGGTTATCGTCCGTTCCCGGTTGGCAGCACTCTTGACCAAAACGCTTATCGGTTTTCCTTCATTGTCACGATTGATCTTTTTGATGGAAAACTCGTTACCAGTTGAAGTGTTCAGCTTATTGGACTCTGCATCATAGACACCAAATCTTTCCGTTATCTTTGTCTCCGCAGCCTTAGCTTCTGCAGCAGCCTCTTTATCGGCTTTTTGCTTGGCAAGCTCAACCTCGACCCCACCCTCTTCTGCCGCTTCTTCGACCTTGCCCTGCAATCTATCGCTAACATATTGATCCTCTTCTTTCGAGACCTCTTCGCCCCTGCCAATACGATCCATGATAGAGTTAAAGCGCAGGTCTTCCTTGGCAGCTTTTTTGTCATCGATTCTGGCAGCAGATGCGGTCGGCTCTGGAGCGGCCGGTGTAATGATGTCTCTGGCCTCTTGCGTAGCCTGTAAACCACCGATAAACGTATTCAGTATTTTATCAAGCTGATCATTGCCTGTGGACTCCACGGCCGTCTCAGAGGCCGCTGTATCGTCTATCTCGAATTCGGACAGGGATTCATCCAAGGGAATAGGGAGCTTCTCGTACACAGCTTTTGACGCAGTCTGACCCCATAATCCAGCCAGATCGGAACTCTCATTTTCAAGCTCCATTTTGACATCGTTAATGGCAGTCATTCTGTCCACCACAGAAACCTCTGGATTCTGGATGGCATTTCGGATAGAGGCATTCTTCAGTATGCCGCTTGTCGCTCGATCCTCGAACAGCATCGAAGCCACAGCCCCCGGCCCTGTCTGTTCCTGAATGGCAATAATTTTAAAAGGATCGTCCCTAACAGCCTCTCGAATAAGGTCGTTCTGTTTCTTGACCCCGGAATGGTAGAGAACCCCGGCTTTCGATGTGGTCGGCGTATACTCTTCTTCTGCGGATTGGATCCCCTCTTCGGGTGCAGATAATTCCTCACTCTTTAAAAGCTCATCACCGATCGGCTGGTTGTTTTGTACGGCAGCTTCTGCGTTCTCTCTCCATTGCTGTGCATACTGCGGAGCTACTACATCAAGCTCCTTGCCAACAGCCTCGACAGAGGTCATCCTCTGTTTTGCTTCGGCCATCGGGTCGGCAAGTATCTCAGCATGTTTGCTGACTCCCGTGCGAAACTGGACATCGGCCAGCCCACCAAAGATGAGTGAGGCCACCATTGACGGGCCAAATGCGTCCTTTGCTGCCCCAAACCAACTTTGCTCTTCATCTGTCAACAGGTTATATTCACCTGCCTGTAGAGCAGCCGTGACCATTTCAGACGGTACCTCAGCCCCCATCGTCTTGATGATTCTGTTCCGGGTGCCCTTGATTCCACCGGCAATCAGTTCTCGAATACCTTTCTTTAAGGCATCCTTTGCTGGAGCGCCCAGCAGTTTTCCAACACCGGGAGTAGCGATCATCGCTTCGAGAATGTTGGATCCAAATTCAAAACCCGTTTCATACAGGCCAGATCGAATACCAGCAGCCTCGACCTCTTCTCTTGTGATCTCGCCACGCAAAAACTTGTCCGACTGGAGACCTGTCTCGACATACGAATCATACTCAGCAACACCGAAGAGAGGAGCGCCCATAATGCGAGATATCTGACCACCAAGCCACGCACCCCCGGCAGTTCCCCACGGGCCTAGAGAAGACCCAAGGATCCCACCAATGATTGCACCGGGAGCAGCAGTAGTCAAAGAGGTTACAGCAGATTCAACACCCTCTCGCCACGTTCCACCCCAGCCCTCAGTCTGAGAGGCTTGAAGGAAGGGAGTCTCTTCCTGAAACTTTTGCATCCCCTCAATGCCACGGGACAAAGCACTATCGTCACCGACTTCAGGGCCGCCGGGAAGAGAGCGTAAAAAACGCAGCCCCATCTCACCGGCACCGTATAACCCACGGGTAACAGATGAAACGCCACTTGCAATGGTACCTCTCTCGATGTCTGGAGCTTCCGGTCTCCCTGCAACCTGTCCGGGCTGACCGAATTTTTTGTCATCGTCTGCCCAATCTTTTTGCAGCCCGTACTGATCTGCCCAGTCATCGACACTATTGATACCATGCTCTTTGAAGTCAGCTTCGTTTTCATTGAACAGGCTCTCAGCTATCCTTCGCAAAGAACTGTTCTTGTAAGCTGGCGTAGATTGTCTTATTTGTTCAAGATCGTATGGCATTGAAAAAGTCCTTTAAAGCCCAAACCGGAAGAAGCGGAGGGAAGGGTTATGACGTACCTTATTTAATCTGTCTCGTGCAGCTTGCATGACTGTCTTGCCTTGTAGTACCTGCTCCGCTGGGCCTCTGCGTTCTGGTGCAGGGACATACCCAGCCTCTACAGGAGTTCCCCCCGGAGTCTGGAAACCATCAGGCGGCCCTGCCGCAGCTTGTCCACGATTCTTCAAGGCTCTTAACTCAGACCCTATTTTGGATTCCTGTCCCGACTTGCCCACACCGCTCACCCCACCTTGCGAAGTAGGGCTTTTCATTCCAATCTTCTCTTTTATTGTCTTGTGGATAGACTTTCTGCCACCTTCGCCTTGATACCTTTCAGACTCAGGAGTCCAAACAGTCTTTGCTTTCCCTGCTTTCATACGCACCGATAAACCTGAGTTTGCTTTCTTTGCAGCTTCCGATGTTGCTCCCGGCGTTTTTTTAGTTTTGTCTCCAGAGAAATCAGGCTTGCCAGCATCTCTAGCTGCATCAGCCTCTCTGCTTCTTTGTGGTGACGTTCCATAAAGCGCCTCATATTCTTTCTGGGCATTCGCTGGAGTTATATTAGGATTAGCCTGTGACCTCACCTTAAAGAACTCCATAAAATTTGGAGCAGCATATGGGTCTACATCTTTCTTGCCGGGATCTATTCCCCGTGTCAGCATCTCAGCCCGTACTGTTGGATCATCTTTCCCGTACTGAGTGTAAGCGCTAATGAAAGCTTTATTTCTTGCTTCGGCCTCTTCCCTCACGGCTGCGTCAGATTCTTCACCGAACTTCAGTCGACCCATAGCAGCAGCGTCTGACTGTGCTTGTCTGCCGGTCTGACCAAGTTCAGCCATCCTCTGGGTAGCCAACTGAGTTTCACTTCGCTGATCTCCAAGTGCCAAGTCAACAGCATTGCGTCTTGTCTCAAGCGCCAACTCTGATTTAGCTCGTTCTTGTTCGAGCATTAGGTCGCTGGCGCTTTGCTGGCGGCCGGATCTCATGTCGGTAGTACCCTTCATTAGATCGGTATAGGCAGCCTTGCCTTCAGCAGAGTCAAGCCCAAGAGTTGAAGCAATCTCCCTTCTTGCCGATTGGAAAGCCTGACGATCCTCGAACTCCTGTCGCTTCTTCTTCTCCAGTACGCCACCAATATCTCTGGTGCCACCCGGAATAGCGCCGCCGCCACGAGCCATGAATCCTGTAGACTTCATATAGTTCCGCTCTTCTGGACTATAGACGTTCTTGGCAAGCGCTCCACCTGCATAGGCGCTTTCTGTAACACCTATTTTAGCACGAGCCGCTTGACCATGCTTCGGAGAATACTTCATCAGAGGACTCTCATATCCGGGCTTCTGAACTGGAGCCGGGTTCCTCATCAACTGCTCACGTTTCTTTTTGTACTCTACATCTGTTGCCATGGCTAACTCCCTCTAAGGTGGTGGAATTGGTGCAAATACAATCTCTTACAAGACAGGAGATTCTGATGCGTGTAAGTGGAATGCTCCACTTTCTTCGTTAATCCGTAACGATATACGCACCATCGCTCTCGCTGTCATGCCAAGGACTGTAGCAATTAATTTAACTGAGTCTATGGAAAAGTCGCATCCGCTAACATTCTCGAACTTAAATTCAAAATAACGGCCCCTTAAATCTCTGGTTAATGGTACCCTGATGCCATGCTGCAATTGACCTGACTGTTGCGGTGCCAGAGTAAATTCTCTTTTGAACTTCTCATCCACGGTGATAGTGAGTTTCAAGTTGCCGCTGGCCTCATAGCCAATGTACGCAGCCCGTAATCGTTTATGATTCGCTATGCCGAAGTCAGTCCTGACCAGCTTGAAATACGAATCGATGTTGGTACCGTTGGCATCCTCACCTTCGTAAATGGCATACAGACCGTCACTATCAGCGGCCAGATATCGATAGCCAACCTTGCAGTAGCTATTGAACCCCATAAGGGTAGTCTGGGTTGGAGCGAATTTTGATAGTTCTGTAGTTATGCTTAACATTAAATAACCTCATCTTTTCTAACCCAAGGCCAAGGTATAATTCTTTGTTGTCTGAATGTTAAATGTCCGGGTGGAACGGTTCTAATTGTATGTCCACCTTCCCATACTTCCTTGCCTTTCCACGGTGCATATTTTATCGTTGACCATGCCAAGTTCGTAAGCCAAGCACTAAACTTTGAGTCAGGAGTCATGCCATTAGGATTGTATCTTTCAAACACTTCATCAGGAATTTGCCCTCCACCTACCGGAAACTCAATAGCTCCCATGTAGACAGGGGGGTATTCTGTTACTGCTGACTCATACCTATCTCCCCATGTCCATTGAGACGACCAATCCGGCGGCTTAGGCTCTTTAAGCTCTGCTGGATAAGTATAGGATAGAGTATAGTACCAAGGGAACCCATGGTTCTGTACGATACAAGCATACTCTGGCAAGTAAGGTTCTCCGTGAGGAGACTGAAAAATACAATTGCCACTCTCTTCCCTGTATGTGTCAGGCCAAATCATACCCCCCGGTGGAGCTGGCTGCGCTGGAAGACCCAGCCGATCGATTACTTTTTGCCCAGTTACTGTGCGAAGATGATTAGCAGGTTGTGGAAATTCATCTGTCGCCCTGTGGTAAGTATATTCTTCAAGAGTTCTTTGATCTGGCAGCACCAATGACCCCCATGGATGGTGCCATGTCATATTGGTTACATTGTTAAGTTCACTCTCATGGATTTCCTGTACCCATCGTGTAACATTGTATTCATCACGCTTTACCATGCCACCCGGATTGCGGCAATGATCTTCTAATATGTCCCACGTTCTCGTTATATCATGGGTATAGTCACGCTCATATTGGACAAAATCAGCAGTACAATATACTGATGCTCCCCCCGGAAACCCGTGAGTAAAGGCAACGTCCCTCGATCTCTTTGCTAACTTTGTGTACATCCTGAAGTCATCATCGCTAAAGGTTGTAATACCCTTACCTTCCATCCCGTGACCGTAACTACCATACGCAGTTTTGTAATAGTACCTGTCCCAATTGAAAGTACCCTCTTCATAATCCAAGCAGTAGGTAGCATTTACAATGCAGCATTTATCATGCCCACCATGATAATCAGCGTCCATTACTTGTGTCTGATGGCATATTGCCCTTTGACTGTCGCTAAATGTCTGCAAGTCTCCATGTACCCCTCTGCAAGTTCCACTTCTGGATAGGGGAACATCATTTGAAACATCAAAAATGGGCTGGGTTCCCCGACAAACGTGCCAATCTGAAGGATCGTTATCCCACTCAGACCAAGAGTTGCCACACCTTGTAGGTTCATAATAACTTAAAGGATTCATAGGTTGTACATATTCAGATGGGATTCCATACACCATATCAGATATCTCATTAAAACCACATGGGAATGTGGCGTATCCTGATCCATCATTTAAAGGGACATCTTGTGCGACTCTTTCATTCGCCACATCCCAAACTGAACACCTTTGTACAGATTCCCAGAACACTCCTACAACGTACATATAGGAAAAGTTCACAAGATAATAAACTGGCGGCCGGTATTTCTGCTCTTCTACCACCTTGATCTTCCTATACCCACCCATGGGCATAAAGATTTCCACTTCGGGTATTGTGCCGGTGACCTTGCACTTAACCCAGCCGCCACCGGGAAGAGGTTCTCTTCGTTGCAACTGAAACAGTTCTTGAAATTGCATATCCCGTTTGACTTCATTCAGGATCTTAAATGCAAATCTCGTATACTCAGCCGCTTTGACCTCATTCCCGGTCAATACTAATCGTGGCTCTGCGAACATTATTATGTCAATACCTTCGACTCGTTGTAACTCATGCTGTTCTGTAGACCCTCGTTGTGGCTGTAAGATCCAGAGTAGCTTCTTGAGGAGCTATCAGTCAGACCGGCATGGGTATTAATTGCGCTTAACGAACTGGCTGCGATCTGAGCCAGTACGGTAGCGACCGCTTTTGAAACCTCGACATTAAGGCCCAGACTGTTAAGGTAGGCCTGTAGCTCGACCTCTGCTTCTTTGATCTCCAATTCGGTCTGGTTTCTGGATTGAGAGATAAGAGCCTTGAGCCTCTCAACGGCTGCCAACATTTCGGCTTTGGCAAGGTCTATGTCGGCCTGATAGCCGCCAATCTGTGCGGCGTATACTTTGGCCTGTCCATCGATAACGGAGATCACAGCGCCGATCTCAGACTTGTATCGCTCAGTATCAGCAAGGAACTCATCAGTTATATCTTTATTGATCGATACCTGTGCATCGATCTTCTTTGCTTCGGCATCGATACCTGCGGAAACTCCCTGTACATGAGCCACATAGGCCTTCACTTTTTCAGTAAAAATCTGATAAAGTAACTGAACAGTAGACTTGGCAGCATCCAACAATCGAGTAGCGACCGCATTGAAATGGTCTTGCAAGTTTCTCTCAAGTTGCACGGCAGTCGTGTGAGCGAACTGAGTATTGTTCTGTGCCAGTTCAGCTTGCAGCTTTGCGATCTCAAAGTTGAGATCCTCAAGCTTCCGGGCAAAGTCCATGTTAACTCTACGGATCATGGCATTCTGGCCGCCAGTCGGAATGTTAAATCCCCTGTTGGGATAAAAGGCCATGGCATTTTCAAAGGCTAAATCCCACTCTTCAGTCAAACGAACCCTCGCCCGTGAAAAGATTCCTTCCTCTACTGCCAGCACCAAGCCTGTGCCACCGTCATTGATCCATGTAAGTACGGATGCCTTAACAGCGGTAAGCAGGGTGGACTGGTAGGGATCCTCGCTATAGTCGAGAACCTCGTCCGGGGCAGTTTCATTAAATATCGGGACTTCTTCAAAGACAGGCATCTGAATGTCAATGTATTGACGATCCTGAGATGGTGTATCGATGTCATCGGTATTTGGGAAAGTAGGTACGTCTGGCCGGTTCTGCTCTACGTTGGACTCAATGACATCATCAACATAGTCGTAGTCAACACCAGTAAGCGGCATAGACGCAGAAGTGATCTCTTTTTTGAGATCATCTAATGCATCGTTCAACGCAGCTAAAGCTGCATCAGCCTTTTCTTTCAGGTAGGCCATCTGCTCCTGAACTATGCTTTCAGCTTCGTTGCGAACAACATCAAATTCTTTATGGGGAACTTTTGCAATGTCCATTGATTACCACCTTGAGTGTTTCAGAATGATTTCCTCTCTGGCATGTGAAGTCTTGCCAGAAACAATTATAAACGGTATCGTGAAACTTCCAGACAGGACATTGTTTTCCCCTATTACTGATTCAATTGTAATGAATGGGATATCAAAGTCTCCTGTCAAATTACCTGATGTTTGAAATGCTCCAGCCCCCGTTATGAATGGTATATTAAAATCCCCGGTTAAATTAGTTGCATGGGAGAAGTCACCAGCGATTACAGCCATCGGAATATTGTAGTCGATAGTCAGGTTGTTCTGCGTCCAGATTGTTCCACTTACCACAATGGACGGTACATCGTTATTTGCTTGCATTCCGAACTTTGTCGAGAATGTTGGGAACGGAATGCTAAACGAAGCATTGATCTGAACACTTGGTACATAAAATCTAAAATAGTATGGTGCATAATGAGTGTGATATGAACTTTGAACCGTTAAAACTTGAATCTCTGAAGTGATTATATTATCAACGAACTGATCGTGATAAGTATCATTGACAACATCAAGGAAAATATAGTCAAGGGTTACGTTGTCCGGGGCATTAACATGATAAGTCTCTGCCGGGAAAATCCAGTTCGCAAGATCAAGAACTGCCGTATCAGACACGAGCAGGTGATAAGTATCTGCTGCGATAGCATACGGATAAATAAGTGCTACCTGCTCACCTTCATGCAAATGATAGTTGTCATCCGCATCGCAGAAAGGGTAGACAGTTCTTGGCACTTCCGCAATGTGAAGATGGTATGGTTGATCATACATCTTCAAGACGGGGATATGGTAATAAAAGTCAAGTATCTTGGCCTTATAATGACTCACTATTCTCTCTCCCCGAATATATAATTGTTTTGCTCATTTAGTGTTCGAATACCCCTCATGTGTAAATATAAATCAGCACTCATGGGGGGATCGTGTCTGGTTGACATTTGATCAGCCGCAATAGTCCAAAGCGCATTGGTGACGGTCTGGTCGGCCATCTCTTCACTACCCTGATAGTGAGTCATTATACTGTCCCTACTTCAAGTAAAGCCATAGCGTTATTAAGACTACGAAAATAGAACCATCGATACCCCTTCTCACAAATAGTATAAACAGAGGTTGCATCTACATCGACCGTCCATGCTGGAACGGTTAACGTGTCTGATGTGTTTGAAGAGATCAGCCTCATTTCGCCAACGCTAGTTCCAGCGGTGATAATGACGCATTTATTCTGATGTGCGTTTACACCCCACGAGGCACCCGAATCAACAAGGGTGGTTGAAGACCCTGACGTTGCAGTCCCGGTAGTGATATCTTGAACTGATATGGTATGTTCGCTGGAATAGACGCTATAGACATCAAATTTATACATAGGCCCGGATATCCATCCAAAAAGCTGCCCACCATCTTGAATAGATGTTGGTTTCAAATCAAAATATCCAGTCATGTCACTTGGAGAGGTCGCCGCCTTATTAAGTAAGCCAGAAGATCCGCTATCAAACCCATAGCTTGCGTTTCCAGTACCGCTAAAATCCCAAGGAATGCAGTACCATCCATTAAGATAAGTCAAGTCTCCATGTGTCCATGGGAAATTGTGGTATCCGATCCTTGAGTTTGCAGACAACCCACGGGTAAGAGAATCAACCGTAACCTGATGAGTGCCAGTATCGACAGCCTCAACAGTCACTAATTCCTGACCCTCACTTTGTCCTGATCCAAGGATTGGATATGAGTCACCAACTATAAAGTTATCTGCTTCTCCAGCAGCAAGTTGTAGGACAACGCTGCTCCCAGAGGACACGCTACTCTGAAGGTCTCCATTCGCCAAATAAAATGGCTGACATCTCATCACACACATTTCATCATATGTCGTAGCAATTTTAGTTATCAACACAAAGATGTCTTTATTACCATAGATCCAGCAATAGAAAGAACTGTCATCATCAACAGAGAGCGTCAGAGATGCCGCTGGCCCTACCATCGTAGTACCTGCATGAGTGACTGTATCCCAAAAAACAAACTTATCAATCGTGACAACGTCTGCCACATCATCCCATTTAATCTTAACATGAACAGGCATAGCAGCGCTATCTTCTCCCTCGCTTCTATAGATACGATATGGGGGAGTTGCCAGATCCAAATCATCATACAGCGTCCAGCCCATAGCTTGGAGTCGAGTATCGATCTCCGTGATAAAAGCAAGGGTATTGCCAACAGATTTTGATACAGTAGCTTCGTAAGACATTTTTTACCACCTTGAGTGCTTGAGAATAATTGAGGAACTTGCCTCATCCGCTGGATCGGCAGCCCTTATGTGGGTGTTCGAGAACATTATCATCGGTATGGCAATGCTCCCATCTATTACATTGTTAAAGCTGATACTTCCATCAGCCTCGATGATCGGGATCGTGTAGCTCCCAGACAGGTTATTGTTTAAAATAAAATTAGCAGTCACTTCAATAGAGGGTATGTTGAAGTCACCGTCCAAATGTATTGCATGGGTCATGCTGGCATCTACCGTAACCATCGGGATACTGAAGGCACCAGACAAGACATTGAGGACAATAATATTCCCGTCTACCTCAATGGCCGGGATCCCAACCGTAACACGGCTGCCAAAGCTTGTTTCCATTGAAATAAATGGAATAGTTAAATCGGCATTGACCTGAACACTCTCATAGATAAACCTGAGAAAGTAATCGCTCTCAAGCTCGTGATATGTACTATGAGAGTCCAGCGTCCATACAAGAATATGTCTTAGTACAATATTGGTAGTGAACTCGCTACGAACTAAATGATAGTGGTGCGTGTCCCTTACAGCCAGCATTTCACCAACTGCTGTACTGTCAGCAAAATGCAAATGATAGGTCTCAGCTACCACTAAGGTGTATACCAAAATCGTTGAGATTTTGTCTACAACATGAGCATGAAATGTTTCGTTAATACCGGCCAGAGTCGACTGCTTTATCAGGTTGATCTGGTCAGCAACATGCAAGTGGTATGTCTCGCTGGTAGTTGACAGGTTCAGACCAAGCTCAACATTGTCAACAACGTGCAGATGGTCTGAACCATGACATACCAAAGGTGCCCCAATATCTAGGACTACCTGATCAGCAACATGGGCATGATAAGAGTCATTGACAAACGGATCGAACTTGAACTCAAACTCTTCAAATCCCAACCACTCATTAGGATTCCCAAGGTAATGCATCGACAGGAACTGTACACGATAGTACAAGAAGTTCCCTGTAGATGTGAAGTAATACCAGCTATCCCATCCACCCTCCCCGTGGAACGTGCCATACTCTTCCAGCAGTTCAGTTTCTTCTCCACTAAACGATCCGGTATTGCTGCCAAGAACCTTGAAGTGCCAGAGGTGATTGTAAGTTGAACCACTTCTGTTCTGGAATCTAAACCCAGTAAACTCCATTGCTGTAGGCAGAGTAAGCTGCCACCATGAAGTTCCGGCCGGATTAGGGCCGGGGGTAGTATCGACAATAAAGTCTGTACCATCTGCTCCGTTAAAAGCATATCTGGGGGCATATGAACTGTACTGACCGCTTGAACTTGCCCAATACTGACGAGTTGCATCACCAATTAACTCTTGCCATTCATTGTCAACGGCCAAGAGCTTGTCGGTGCCATGGGTGTGAAAACTATCACTTGGTTTTACATTTAACTGTAGCTTTATATTGTCAACTACATGATCGTGATAACAACTCTCGTCAACGTCATAAACTATTGGATCGCTAATAAGTGTATGGTATGTCTCGTCAACGGTTAAAAAGGTAGTAGCATCTCGATACCATTCCCACTCGTTGACCGCTACCCAATTGTAATTGCTGCCACTTTTATACATCGTATGAACTTGAATACGATAGTATTGATACGCACCTTTTTGTGGCAGGGTCACCCACCAGCCCATAGCGCCATAGGCTACGTCATTGAAGTTTCCAGAACCAAGCTCTACCTCTTCACCGGAGAAAGCACCAGTAGCACTACCATAGACAACGACTTTATCAGGATAATTCTCAGAACCTGAGTTCACCCGTCTGTTCGCCCGGACGGCCCACATGGTCATGTCTTCTTGGAAGTCTACTTGGTTCCAGCATGATCCATCTACATTAGGGCCACCGGCCGCACTTGATATCCAACAGTTGCCAGAGCCTGTCAGGGTACCATCAAATGCCTCTTTAGAATCATACGATGAATTGAATCTGGTACTATGGGTCATCCACTCTTTTTTAGTAGCATCGCCTTGATACAGTTCAAGCGTATCGGGCAACAACATAACATTGTCAGCCACTTGCTCATGGTGGGTTTCATCAACTCCAAAAAAGTTTATCTGATCAGTAACATGAGTATGGTATGTCTCGTCAACCCATGGGTCGAAGTAGAACTCAAACTCACCAATTGAAACATATGTCCACGATGTCTGCCCACGATCCCAACGACTTTGAATGGTGACCCTGTAGTACCTGTACTCACCATGGGACTCAAAAACTCGCCAATCGTCCCACTCATATAAACCAACATCCTTGGTGACATCTTGTAATAAGAGGGTCTCTTCACCTGTGAAGTCTCCAGTATTACTACCAAAGACTCTAAACTCCTTGGGAAATGTCCAATGGCTTGAGAGGTTCCAAGATGCCATCCTCATGGCCCGGAAGTCCATCTTAGTGCCTACATCAATCTGCCAAAATGTATCATTTGTGCCGTCTGGTTCATCGGCATCAGCAGATAGCCAAGCGGCAGACCCAACAACCCCGTCAAAGGCATCATAGGTATCGTAAGAAGAACTCCAGACTGAACTTGCGGTAAAATATGCAGTCGGCCAATCTGTTAAATTTCCCTGTAACAATTGGAGCGGAGGATCTGAAAGTAAAAGAACTTGAGCCGGTTCATGCTCGTGGTGAGCATCGTGTACAGTAAAATTGGTTGTTAGTGTAGGTTGATCTGCGTAATGTTCATGAAAACAATTCGGTGTCTGAAGCGTTATTCCATCCGAAACCAAGCTGTGGTAGGTGTCGTTAGTCCACCCCAACTCGTACAACTCGATCTCGCCCAGCGCTAACCAGCCACTACTTCCAACATTAGTATTCCAATAACAGTTGTCGATCTGAATTCGTAAATGTTGACCAGCAGTTGGCGTGGGAACGTCTTCCCAATCCGAATAGGTTCCATTAGTACCCGGATGGGAAAACGTGATTTCCCCAGCGTTTGACTCCTCACCAGCGAAAGCTCCAGTGGAGGAAGTCAGTATCGTGCAGTCTTTTGGAAAGAAGAAATACTGTCCAAGATATCCGCACTTACCGAGCCGAATCTGCGTAATTGTTTTAGAACTTTGAAAATCCCATTGGTACCAACCCGTGCTTACATATGGAGAGGCGAGGTTAACGGTTGATGTATTAGTAATCCAACGATCGCCCGAACCACCAGAAAACGTACCATCAAACGCCTTATCTGATGCGTAAGCCCCCGAATATTCTGAGGACGCAGATGTCCATGTAGCTTTGGTACCATCACCTTGGAGTAGGATATCTCCCATTTTTAAGCAGCATCACGAAGCTCGATGTCCCATGCCGGTACAGTCACTTGGTTAGACGCAGTCAGAGACTGAGAAGACGTAGTGGTTACATACAGCAAGGTGCCCGTGGACGCTATGGAACCAGTCAACGAAACGTGTGCAGCAGAACCAGTAGAATCAATAGAAACATTTGCTTGCTGATCTATCGTCAGCTTTCTACCACTCGTATCACCGGCAGCAGGGCCAGTAAACGAAGAAGCAGACATCGCCACATCAGCCAACATGTATGTCGAAGTCGCTTCGGCGTAGGAAGTGGGCTGCGAAGAATTTACATTCAACTCGTCACAGTTAGTTGAGATCCAGTTTAATGCCTGATCGAGCATGGTGTCATTTTGCCATTTAGCCATTGTCTTTCTCCTGATTATAAGTTACATATGGTGGGAAAAGTTTCTTCCCGTTAGTGAACTCCGGTACTGATAAATCCCCTGTAGAGTACGCATTGTGTATCCACAGGAGCATCGTATCGGACATATACCAGTCATGCTGAACATGTAATTTCAAGTCCTTATTCACAACAGAATCCAGCAGACGTTGCTTCTGTTTGGCCTCTTCGGTCATTTCCCATTCATTACTTGGGCCGTGTTTCATCTCGTATTCGGTACAGCCCCTCTTGATAAGCGGCTGAATATCTTTCCCGGTGTACGGATCTTGCAGTAAAGGAATATCTCGAATCGCTTCTGTGATAACAGCGAACTTTGTCTTGGCTTCCTCAAGGCTTGCATTGTAGAAGTAAGCTCCGAAGTTACCAAAAACGGTTTTACGATCTTCCCATCCAACCTTGCTCGGATAGTCCAACTCACACATGACATCATACAGGTCAAATGCAGCTTTTAAGTTCCGGGGACGCACCACTATCTTCCAACAGTTATGACATTCTGCCGGGATGAAATTACAGTATGACCAGTAGATAAAGTGCCAGATGTAACAATGGAAATCTGGCCTGTGCTTGATGAATGCCCATGGAAGAAACCAAGCCATATTCAGATCGACATGGAATCTTCCATCATCTAATGGGGTGAGCCGACCAGTTTTGATGGCCGGTTTCAACAACCCCAATGCATTCTGTGCCTGTAAGTTTGAATACGATTTGTCTTTAATCATTGTTCTTTCCCCCTGTTTTGGTTTACCTCTAAGTTAGAGGCTGAGTAATGTTCATCGAGTCACAGGTGTTCAGTACCCCGGACACTACAGAAGTAGACGTAATGTCAAAGTCCTGACCACTCGTACCGACTCGTCCTTGGATCCGTGGCGATTGAAGATTGACAGCATCATTGCCAGTAATGTACGCATTGTCATAGATACGAGCATAGTACGCTGTACCGTCTGTGATACCACTCGCTTGCCAAGTCTGCGTTGACAGGATCTGAATCTGACCAGCGGAATTGAACTCAAACTGGAGACCATTAGTAGAAACACCAGCAGTAAAAGCGCCAGCATCTACCGTGAACTTGAGCAACAGAGTACCTGTCTCAGCCACATCTGCGGTCGAGGGCATCGGTGAAGACCTGACTTCCATGATGCCATGCTTAAAAATCGTGAGCCAGTTAAGCCCATTGACTACGGAAATGGTACAAGTGTCGATTGCGGCGGCCTCAGTCACGATATCGGCTGCAACCGTTATAACCGAAGAGGTTAATGATGCGATCTTATGATAAAGAACGGTCTGAGTTGTCGAACCCCCAGAGGTAATCAGGATCGCCTGATCCGGCCGGAAGCCTTGAGTTAGCCAGTCACTCTGAGTTGTAGTAATCAAATTCGGAGCAGTAAATGAAATCTGACTTCCAGCATCGGTCACACTTATGGCTTGACCTGCAATCCTATTTGCAAGACAAGTAGAAATAGAAATAGTCATGGTGTTCTCCTTTAAATAAAAGTCGTTACAATCTGCTCGTCATTCAGAATGATACTCGACCCGTAGGTTGAATCTGGCAAATAGTTATTCCCTTCAGCAGGGGTTCGCCTTTTAAGGTTGTTAATAGTTAGGTTACGAAAGTAGCCCCCCGGCCCTGCAACACAAAGACCGTAGTCTGTCCATACGAGGATTACTTGACCGCTGATATCCAGCCCAAGGGCTTCGGCATCGGTCTTGACTCCGGTGCCTTGTACAATTGGTTTAGAAGAAACCTTCTTGATACGAAAGGCTTCTCCGCTTGACGATGGCATAAGGTCAGTCCCGGCCAGCCAGTAGGTCGAATAGGCATCGCTGATGAACAGCCCGTCTGGGACACTATCTATGAAAGCGATTCGGCCGGGAAGGATCACATAGTTCTCCTCGAAATTGAACTTGCCAAAATTATGCTGCTCAGAAGCGTACACAGCATTGTTCATGGCAACGTACATGCGACCATTGAACAGGCACAGCAGGTGACCTACTGGTGGATCCTCAAGATACTTGGTGGAGTCCGGGCCTATGTAGGTATTGGTTGTCCATGCAGATCGAGTCCGGTCGTACACCTTGCCGGTATCATGCCCATTGACATAGTAGACATAGGTTATCAGCCCATCGGATGCTATCTCATAATCCATTCTGGCATTAGAGTCACCCAAGGAAAGGTATACATCTGCGACATTCCCAAACTGATCGATGGAAACCAGACCGTAATTAGACTTCACGACCAGCGTGTGGCCGCCACAATCGAAGGGGCACATACTGTGGTAGTCCCCAGACGATAGCAGGGTAAAGCCCTTAGACCGGCTTATACGACCAGAGGAATCGATCTCAACATTGATAGCCTCTGACAACTCAGTAACGCCAGTCTCCTCGTTGTACTCCAGACGCACGGGGTCAACGATGTTATTCAGTCCAGTCGTTCCTGTGAATAAGGTAAGTTCTTTTCCCATGTTACCACTTCATCACTTCTTGGAGAGCCTTGTTTCTCTTGCCGACCTGTTTCTTGATAGTCTTCAACCCCGGACTGGGTTTCGGCTTTGGCAACGGCAGGTTCTTCATACCTTTGCCCCCGACAGGATGCTTCTTCCGCTTTGGTAACGGCAGGTTCTTCATACCAGCACTCCCGACAGGATGCTTCTTCTCTTTGTTCAGCTTTTTCCGGGCGGCAACACCGGCTTTCTTGACCTTCTTCTTTTTATTCGGGTCTTCAGTTAAGAACCCGATCTTATGTAGAAATCCCATGTTATCGCTCCTGTTTGAACTATTCGGGAATACCGTCAGGTTCCCCGGTTGGCGGCTTGACAAACTCTTCGAGACTCTTGAAATGCTTGTCGTAAAGCCCAAGGTGAAAAAGAGTATTGACCTTCTCTCCCTCTATGCCATCTTCCATCTGTTCAAAGATAGAGGCACAGGCATAATGGACGAGGATCGGTTCCATTAGATGCTCCGGTATTCCAGCCGGGACATTTGTGTTAGCGGTCATGGTTGTCGGATACGAATGATGGATGATGTAAAAGGTCTCAGCGCTTGCAGGGATTGGCTGGTAAAACATGTTCCTTTCATTCCTTGCCACTCCGATCAGGGCACCGGCCTCATCGATATCACCGTAGCTCATCATAAGCTCTGAGAGGCTGTCATACAGCTTTAATCTCTTGCTTTGAGTCGAGCTATACACCCATCGAGAAAGGTTCCTATGGTAGCCGCTGGGAAGGGCTGTGTAGTTTTGCGAGAGTTCTGTCTGCAGGGTCGTTAGCGTTTCCAGATCCTTCAGCAAAACCTTGCCAGCAAGTTCCCGGTAACCTTTGTTCATTGCATTGATAAAGTCCCCGGCCGTGTAGGACACATCGTCCACAATGGCCGTGATCCTTGTTACCAAAGTATTAACAGCGACAGCCATGATTATTCTCCGTAGTGATAGTATTCGGGTTGCCCTTCTTCCTCACCAACAAACTGCATCATCTCATCGAGGATCTCATAGAACCGCTTCATATGGATGTCTTGCTTTCTTGCATACCCAGATGAATCCTTTCTGCCGATAGCGTCACCGAAGCGTTCAGCTAACACCAGATGCTTAATCAGATCCAATTGAAAAGGTACAGGGATCCCGTCTGGAGTGTCTGTGCCCCAATTGGCAACAACCATGTCAACAGGTTTGCGGTAGTATCCTACGAGGAGAGTTTCGGGGGAAGTTGGAATACCCTGATAATACAGGTAATTTCCTTTCACGGCGGCCATGTACACCGATCCTGTCTCGCTCAGATCCTTGTAGTAAGCCCTTCGCATGAAAGTATTAAACGAATAATAATTGCCCCCACGGGGGGGATTAATTCGTTCCTTGTTAGAATCGCTTACCGTCAAAACGTCCCTCTGGTAAACGCTTGTAGCTGGAGATGACGGCAGGGAAGCCATGGCTGCACCATCAACAGTATCAACTGATGCGGTGGTGTACAGATCAGGGAGTGGGGGAGAAACTCTGCCGTCTGGGAGTTTTATCCCTGCTGCAATCCGACTAATCCCCGTATTGATACGGAGGAGTATATCAATAGGATCATACAGCCTTTCTTGCAGAACATATCTGATAGCGTAGTCAATTTCTTTCAGAGTTGCCATGACTTCCCCCTTTGTTTACTGCGTTTGTAGAGCGAACTCATCGAAGGTGATCTCGATATTAACCTCAGTCAGAGTAGACTCCAGAGCAGAGATTGCCACCTTGATCATCTTGTTTGCCTCAGTTGCAGAGGCCGGATCAAAGATGAGTTCCTTGTAGGTAGAATCCGGGGTTCCGGTATAAACCTTGCCCGCTGTGGTTGCTCCAGCCGTAATCAGGTTAACCGTATCCGAACCTCTGGAAACGGTCACCGTATCGGCGGCAGCAATGGTTTTGGAAAAAGTGGCTCTCACGGCAACAACAACGCCACGAGCCGGTGCCAGCACATAAGAAGTCGCAGCAGCGGTTCCACCCGTGATGGAAATATTGATAGTCTTCATAATAAGCTCCTTGAAGAAGGGGGGAAGTTGAATTCCCCCCAATTAAGGTTGGGTAGTAAGATTGACAGTTAGACAGTTCTAACTGGCAGTCACACCAGTAGCTCTTAGGTGAGCTTTACGATGAGTACACACCAACTGACCGACCCAGCGAGTATTGCAATAGATGTTGTCCGGTTGTCCAGACTCCTCTTTCGCAATCCATTTAGGAGCGGTGAAATTGTAATCCTTGTGGGCCTTCAATTTCAAGAAGTTGGTGTTCAGCGCAAAGAAATCACCAGAGTTGACGTTGTCATCAGCTACGACAGGAGCGCCTTTGTGCAGCACGTTGTCGAAACCAGCCTCGACCATCTTCTGGTCGGAGAACCGTTGCTGAGACTGCAAGCCATTCTCGTAAGCGTCTTTGAGAACTTCGGTAGTGATACCAAGGTTCGGGCGCTTTGAACGATGCTGGCCGATTGCCGGGGTACGCCAGAACAACTGTAACGCAGCAAAGTTAATCGCCGGGTTACTCGTGTCCACGTTGGGTGCCCAGAGAGCCATGTCATCTTCAGCAATTCCACCGTAAGCAGTAGAAGTGACAGTATTGAACAGGTCATCCTCAAGCGCCTTGATGGCGTAGTCATCACCGGAAGTACGATCGAAGACTGCAAGGCCCATCTTTTTCCATGCGGTCTTCAAAACATTCTGGGTGTATCGGTAGGCCAGATCAACGATAGCTTCCGCACCGGAGTTCTGTACCTGATCGTCAAGACCCAAGCTGTTGCTTGCGTACACCCCACCCCACGGAAACAGGGCAGCGTTGATGATGTCAACTTTGGACTGTGGGATAACAGTCGTTTGACCATAGGAACCGCTGTTGGACTCATCGTATTCCAACGGTACCTTGATCTTCTTCCCACCATCGACAGTTTCATTGTTCTTTACGAAGTAGTCATCGAAATCAACAGCTTTGGACTGCTTCATCAGCATCCACAGAAGTGCATTGTCCGTGAATTTAATGTCGATAGGATCAGTATTGAGCCACAGGTTTTCAGTAGCTGCCTGTAACTGGGTTAGGTCTAAGGCCATGATTTATTCTCCTTTAAGCCCCTGACATGTTGCGGATCGTTTCCATCGCAGCCGCTTTAAGTTCAGAGACTGATTGAGGTTTTTTCTGTTGTCCACCTCTCAAGTCTCCCCCCGGTTTGGTGAAGACCTTTGCGGTGGGTTCATCTCCACCGGCCAGATTAGCCACTTTCTTGGCTTCCTCTAAGGCCGCTTCAAGCTCCGTTACTTTGGTCATAGCCTCTGTGGCTTGATGCTCGTAATAAGCAGAGAAGTCATCGTGCATAGGGTTCTGAGACTTTAGCGCCTGAAAAGCTCCCTCTTCTTGAAGACTGGAGAAGTTAGGATTCGACTCAAGGAATTTGTCCTGTAATGCACTTGCATCCTTCTCTTGCAGAAGGCTTGCTACCTGTGCATCAGTTTCCTGTAGAGTGTCCTCTTTCACCATTTTAGCAGTAAGTGCTATAGCATCTTGCATAAGCTTGGCACCCTTTGCTGACGCTTTGGCATCCTCAACAAAGTCCAATTTTGCATATTCGGCCATCACGCTGTTCAGTTCTTCGGCTGCCTGTGTCTCAGGTTCTGCGGTAGCTACCTGTTGATTGGCTTGAAGATTCTGGAAAGCTGTGAACATTTCATTGTTCTGCTTTCGCAACGTGCCAAGTTCGGATCCTTGGCTGCCTATCTTTGACTGCAATTCAGACAGTCCCTTTGACGCATCTTCCTTGGACTTCCAATCCCCAAGATAATTCTCTGGGGCTTTGCCCTTGCCTTGACTATCACCGCTCTCGTTATTACCCGACTTGCCCTGAGACTTGTCAGGGTCAGGTATAACCGACTGTGAGCCACTTGGAATAACTTTCTGAGGCATGATGTTCTCCTTCTCTTAGGCCGGTAGAGTCATAGGGTTGTCCTGTTAAGGCCCATCTCCCGGTTGCCCTAAGTGTAAAATGATTAAAAAAAAAGCCCGAATAATTATAAGCACAGAGGCATTGCCCTGTGTTACCTTATAACTATTCGGGCTGACTAAAATCCGCTCAATGCGAAGTTAGTTGAATCCGAAGTTACGAAATACAAACTATAGTTAAATTGTATTCTGTACTGTAATGTATGGTAGGGGATACTGGAGTCGAACCAGCCGCCTGATGCTCCCAAAGCACCCGTCTCACCAACGAGACTTATCCCCTAAAATTGGGAGCGGAGATGGGAATCGAACCCATGGCCTCTGGGATATGAACCCAGCGTTCTGCCGCTGAACTACTCCGCATCATTTGATATCGTGTTCCACTCTTATTTTACGAACCCCACCTTCATGGAAAAAGATGTGGACAATGCCAGTCTTCTTCCCCTTTATCCAGCGTTTGATAATATCAATAATCATTTCCATTTAGCCCCTTTCTGCGATACCCTTCTTTTTAAGGTACGAGTTGTACTCTGCCCGTGTGGTGATCTCTTTCTCTTTACCTTCGGGCATGAGGCTGTTAACCGCAGATGGCAGCCAAGGGACATCTTGGATAGAATCACATTGGACTGCCGGGGCAGTAATAACTTTTTTTGCCATGAACTTACAGTCAGGGCACATGAGTTTCTTTTGCCCTGCCTTCTTTAATGGCAACATCACATCGAACTCCCCACACTTACTACATTCAAAAGTATATGTTGGCATTACAGGTTTCTCCCCTTGTATGCTGCACCCTTTCTGTTATTCCATTTGGATGCTTGCCGTGAGGTAACGTCTACCCCAGCCTTTGTACAGGCAGCAATGAAAAGATCATTCTTAACGATAGATCGATTCCGATCGAATCGAGCCTGATTGTCGGGCGTTGGCTTGGTAGCTTTCACTCGACCCCATTTATGGTCTTTCTTCGAGCTATGCATTATACCCCCATTAGCGCATGATGGAAATGATTAAAGTGGGGTTCGTAAAATAAGATATGATTACATCCATTATATCAGGATCACCCCAAGTAAAAATAAACAAGATCACTAATGCCAATGGCAAAGTGTCAAAAGACGTACTTACCTCAACCGAATTACCCTCGCTCATATCCCCCCCCTTATTTGTTGTGTCCGACTGGATAGTTGTGATGAATTGAAGCATCAGCCATATGTTGAGTGACTGATCTCCTCATGCGAGATAACTGTTTAGTATGCTCAAGCTTGTCCTTAAAGAAGACATCGCCATTAGGGTTGTTGAAGTGGATCGTAACGTCCCTGCTGGTCGTGCCCCGGAACAAGCAACTGATCTCATGCATGTTGATGAAGATATGTTGCTCCGCATCAGCGATAATCAGCAAGTCACCGCTAATACCCCAAGTCCACCCATCCTTGACCTTGTATGCCTTAGTCCCATATTCTCTGGGTTTTGTTGAAGGTGTAATTGAATACCAAGCCATGAGAGTCTCCCATGGGTCATAAAGGGGTCAAAGGGGCCATTATTGGCCCATTGGACTCGCTGG